AGCATTTATTTGCATTAACCCATAATCTCCTGAATTTGTATTTACAGCTTCTGGATTTAATTGTCCATTTTCAACCCTTAAAATTGCTTTGATATCATCATAAGTAACATCTGTGCCATATTTTGAATTAGCATTTTGTATTTCTTTTCTTATTGTTTGTTCATATTCTTTAGAAAGTTTTTGTTCAAAATTATTTTTTGATTGATTATGTATATTTTGTTTTTCAATGTTAAATAATTCTTTTCCATAGTTTTGGTGAAGTTGTTCTAATAAGTCTAATCCATATGTACCATTATTTTTTTGAGTAAAATAATTTTTAATCTCTGACATTTCTCCTAATTCAGCTGTAGTTATACCAATATTTGAATTATTTTTTAAATTTAATAAATAATATTTTTTTATCATTTCAGCTTCATTAGAAGTGATTATTTGCTTATATTTTTCTCTAAATTTTTTATCTGTTTCTTTTAGCAAATTTTCTGTAGGAAGTTCTTCTGGCTTACCACTTATTCCATATTGAATAAAATCTCCCCAACCATTGAAAATGCCACCTACACCACTTGCTAAACCTGCTATCTTTTCAAGTGATTGAGCTATTTTATCTAAAGAACCCAATAATTTTACAAAGCCACCATCTGAATCTGTAAAGAACTTTTGAATTTTATTCCAAAGATTTTGTATAAACTTAATAGCACCTTCTATTTTTTCTTTAAAATCATTATAGACTTCTTTTATTTTATTTGTTAAGCCTTCCCAAAATGGTGCTAATACACTATCTCCAGTTTCATGCCAAATATTAAAATCTTCCAACATACCTAATAAAACAGATATTGGATTTTTGGCAGTGGTAAACATCTCTATTAAACTATTAATAAAGCCTTTTGTTTCTGTTCCTAATCCTTCAAAGGCTTTTTTGCCTTCTTTAAAGAGAATTACAAAGAAATCTGAAATAGGTTTTGTATATCTTTCAACAGTTGCAGATATTTTATTAAAATTGCCTATTAGATTTTTGTTTAGATTCTGAAGCCATTCTGTAACCTTTTTTAATGGCAATCCAAAAGCACGCAAAAAACCGTCAGCTATTGCATAAGCTCCATATCTAAAATATTGCCTCAATCTTGCGAACTCAAATAAGAAATTACGCATTGATTTCATCTGTTCTTTAAAATCAAGGTTACCTTCAAAGGTTTTGGAATCCTCCATTAATCGTTTGTAATTCTCGAATAATTCAGGATTTAAATGTATATCTTCAATGCTTGCTCCTAAAGTTTCAAGGGCTATTGTCATTTGCCTTGTTACTTTAAGAGGTAACATCATTTTCCTTGCTAATGTTTGAAAGGCTAAATCTTCTTTTGCCAAATTGACTATAGATTTAAAACCATTTTTTATGCCTTCTATTGCTTTTTTAAATGGTGATAATGTTGCTTTGACAATACCACCTATAAAGCCAAAAATGCCACTTATGGCATTTGTTATCATTTTTATTCCGTTGGCAATCCCTTTAACTACTGTTTGAAAAACTTTTCCTATATTCTGAATCCCTTCAACTACTTTTTTGCCTGTATTAGTGAGATTATTTAAATTTTTCTGAAGACCATTAACAGAATTACCAACATTATTTAGCTGTGAAGAAGTTCCATTAAGGGCGGAAGATATTCCCTTAAATCCTTCTTTATCTATTTTTATTCCTAAAGATACTAAAAATTCTTTAATTACACTTCCGCCCATTATTCTACAAACTTCCTTTGATTTATTTTTTCAATTATTTCCTGTGCATCAAGTAAATCATCTAATGTATAGGTTCCGTCCCATACTTCGTGCTGTTTCCATAATCCCTCAATCACAGGCAAATAACAAATTTCTTTGATATCAAAATTGACATCTTCTAATTCTTCTGAAATACTGCTTGCATTGCTGGTAGATATTGGGAAAACTCTCCTGTAAAAAAACCTCGATAATTTACCCCAATTACTTGAACTAATAATGCAATAGCTAAATAAATATCATATTTAATATACTCATATTGAATTATAAAATCGTCATTCATATAGACAGGTTTATTTATATCTTTTGCCCAAACTTGTTTCATACAAGTTTTTAAAAGGTCTTGAAATTCTCTTTCGGAAAATGTTGTTATTATCTGAAAGAGTAAATCAGGATTCCATTCTCTAAAAAATGCAGGGTCTAATTTATTTGCAAAACGAGCAACTAAACCAACTGCAGAAAAGCAATCAAACTTTCTAATTAAGAAAGATGTTTCACCGAGTTTTACTTCTTCAAAAATTTTATGTTCTGCCATTTTTTATGCCTCTTCAAAAGTAATATCTGCAAAAAGAATTTGCCAACTTCTATTTTGTGCTTCACGACCTCTTGCATCTGCAGGCTCACCAACAAAGATTCCATAAGAACATTTAACTCTTTCGCCTGTGATATTGTTAATAGAATCAATCATAATTGTTGCCATTTTCTTTGCATTGCCTGCTTGTCTTGAAATATTGTACATTTTCTGCAAATGTTTATGTAGTGGTGAAGTCTGTTGACTTTCAATAGTTACTGTACCTTCTTCACCTGCTATATTTGAAAAGACTATGTGTCCATCGGCTGCTTTTTGCATTGTAGACCTGCCTTGCCCTTTGTCAAAAGTGATTGTATCACTTCCAGTGCCTTCGATTGCTTCAATATTAGGCATATATTCACTACTTATAGTGGTGTAGCAATCTTTATAACTCCAAACTACTGGTTTTGTAGCCATTCCTGTTGCCTCCTTATCTATTTATGTAATTTGTAATATTGAACTTCATACATTTGCCACCCAATTTTACACATACATAAATGGGGGGACATTTTCTTGCATTTCTATCTTCTATTGGTTGATTATCAAAACTATCAACTTGTACTCTATAACCTGTTGGCAAATAAGTGCCTTTTTCAAGGTCAAGAACATCATCTAAAGTCCAATTACCTGCTTGTATATATCCTGCAGTTGCATATTTTGCACAAACTGTATTTAAGCAACTTATTAGAACCATTGCCCCTCTGTCATTTTGTGGAATTACAGCTCCATTGAATATCAAATCAGCAATAGCAATTTGGCAATCATACTCAAATTTATCACCAAGCATTATTTCATCAACATAAATTCCAGAAGCACTTTGTCCCATTGCAAGAACATTATAATAAGAACCTGTATTAACAAACACATTGCCGAATGAATCATTAATAACATTCATTTGAGTTCTTGTAAATGAATCTGATAAAGAATTTTCAGGAGTAACTTCTTTTAGATTTATATAACCTGCTGTAAAATCTGTTAAAGGATTTACTGACATTCTATAAAGCCATTGAGCCATACAAGCTACAATTGCATTTCCTGTTGTATCTGTTGAATATAAGCCAACAGTCCTTTTGTAATCCCTTGCTTTTAAAGTGTTAAATATAGCACTGTTTCCTGTTGTTAAAACCATATTATCTGAAGTTGTATAAGCAAACATTGAAACAGGTCTAACACTTTCAATATAAGAAGCAATAGCTGTTATATCTGAATCTGTTAAGGTTGAACAAACTGTAACCATATACCATTCTTCAGTTTTTTCTCTACAAGCCTGTACTGCTTCAAGTGGTGTTTCATTTCTTGTAATAGTATCTGCAATGATTAGCTCACTATTAGTAACTTGAGTATCTGAAAGAAGATATGATTGTGTTTCTGCAATATACTTTCCAACTTCTGCATCTGGATTCATTGCCTGTGCGTCTGTTAAGTTTATTTCTCCACTACTTGGTGTCGTTCCATCTGCAATTATTTCTAAATATCCTGTCTCTGCAGTATCAGAAAGAGCATATCCCTGATAAATATATTTTCCTACTTCAGCATTCTCATTTAATTCTAAAGCGTCTGATAAGAGAATTTCATTTTCTCCTGCAGTGTTTGCCTCAATTATACTTCCTATTTTTCCTATAGCTAATCTTTTGGGGTGATTATCTTGACTAAAGAAAAGAGAAGCTGATTTATATAAATCACTTGTACTTGGGAAGCCATCATCTGACATCTCTGTTAAGCTACTATAAATTCTGATTCTTTCTGAATCAGTGAAAATATCACTTCCATTTTCTTGTGGAATTGTTCCAACAAGTAAACCTAAATCAAGGCTTTTTCTTTGCATTGGTATATCTTGAAAAACTGTTTTGATGTCTATAAATTCATCTAAAGAAATAGTTCCCATTATACCCCTCCATTTATATTTATTTGTATAGTATTTTTTGATATACCGCCCAAATTTTCAGAGCGAATATCACACAAACCATTATAATTGACATCAAAGTCAACACGCTTAAACCAAGTATTATTGATTAATTCTTTTGTCAATATAGGGCTTGGAATGTCAGGAATTAAAAAAAGACTTTCTTTTTTGAAAGTCCTTCTTATACTGTCATCATATAATCCTAATCTTATTTTATTTGCAATATTGAGAGCATTATCACCATATAAAATAAACCTGCATATTATTCGCTTCATTGATGTTCTACTCTCAATTAAATCATCATCAACAACTTTATAAAAAAAGTCCATATGCCTATTTGTTTCAAAATCTGTCTCAAATAAATCTATATAAACATAAGTTTCTCCACGATTGAAAAAAGGCTGTCCCATTTCTTGATAAGCAAAACGAATATTACCACTTGGAAAGGTTTCACCATCTGAATTTAAGATATTATTTACAGCGTTAAAAAATACATTTTGGTATCTTGTCATATCTCTTTTCCCATTCCTGAATAATAGCCAAAATCTGAATAATTACTAACTTGAAAGAGTTTGTACCTTTTACCTTTGAACAAAATAAAATCTGAAAGAGTTCCATCAGGGCTAACCTTTAATTCTTCTTCAGTATAGAATGTCATTACATTGTTAGCTCTATCTGATTCAATTTGAATATCTAAATCCTTACCTGTTACAGGTTCAGCTATTCCAGTAACTTTTATTTCTGTTTCTTCTTTTACAAATATTCCGTTTTGATAGTCTCCAGAAGTTCTTATTATTGAGAACTCTTGGCAAAAATCAGGGTCGGTTATTAATTCAGATAAATCTATCATAGCTTATTTCCTTTCACTACGGCATAAGTAATTGCTTTTCTCATTTCTCCTGTATCAATCAAAGGAGAATCACTGCCTTTAGCTTTTATTGTTCTTTCTGCATTTGGTGCCCAGTTGTTTTTAGGATTATCAAACCAATTAATGGAAGCGGTTTGAGCCATTAATCCTGCCATATCAAAATCCTCTAACATTCCCTCCATATCTCCTTCAAGTCCTTTTATTGCACCTTGTTTTATGACCTCGCTTATTTGGTCAAATTTATCTTCTATTGCAGGCTCAATAACTGGACGAGGTGGCATATTTGTTGCAGGGCTTCCTCTGCTATTGATGAATAGCTTTTGAGCATTTGTCAAATCATTTATTTTTCTGTTTTTCAGTTTCTTTATTTTCTTTTCATCTGTTATATTGTGTTCACGAATAAATTCATCTGTGTGCTTTTGGTATGCTTCATTATCTGCCTTGTTCATTTGTTGTATAGTTTCATTATCTTCAGAAATACCTACAAGGATTCGAGTTTTTGCAATTTCTTCAAGTCTCTTCTTAATTTCTTCTATTGAACCGCTTTCTTGTATGTTCATAATTACCCTTTTCTTTTAATTTTTCTAATAACTCGAATGTAAACAAATCTATCCAAAATTGAAGAGATTTTAAATAGCTCATATATTCATATTTTTTCATTATTTATCTCCAAATCATATAAAAAATGCATACAAATTGCTCAAATTATTGTTTTTGGGTATGGTTTGTGCAATCTGCATGCAATTTTTGTTATATTTCTAATAAACAAAGGCAATTCATGCTATAACCAAAAAATTTCTCCAAAATAAAAAAAGAGCCTTTCAGCTCTTTGGTGTGTGTGTGGTTATTTATCTTCTTTTTTATTATCTTCTTCTACAATTTCAAATAAATCAGGGGGATATAAATAATCTTCATCTGTTTCATCTATAATTCTATACCATTCATCTTCTATAGATAAAACTTCATAAATTTCATTATGTAATAACATTAAGGGATTATCTTTTCCTAAATATTTAACTTTCATATAACCACCTTTTTACTTTTAATTCTACCCTTTGACCTAATGCTTCAAACCAATGTATTTCTGCTTTTTTACTTTTATTTCTAAAATCAACAAATCCTTTACCTTTTCTTTTACTCCAATCTTTAGGGTCTGCATTTATATCTTTATATTCATTTGATAGCCAATCTATTATGTCAATTCCCCGTTTAGTTTGGCATTTCTTTCCTGCAATAATTTTAACATTGGTTAAATAAGTTTCTTCAGTCAATTTTGTAATTTCTCCATTTGGAAGTTTTACCCTTCTACTTCTTGGAATGTTATTAATTTCATTATCTACTTCTTCTTGAAATATTCTTGCTTCTTCTTTATGATATTCAAAAGAAAAATCTTTAACAAGTGAATCACCAACAAGAGAACCATTGGAAATAACTATCGAATCTCTAATCTTTTCTAATTCTTGTTTATACTTTTCAATTATTCTTGAATACTTATTTATTTTTTCTGTTTCTGCTTTTATTATTTTTCTATCAGTCTGATTTTGTAAAGATTCTTCAATAATCTTTATTTGTTTTAAATAGAAATTAATTTCACTTACTAATCTATTTACTTTTGCCCTTTGCTCATTTAAAAATCTTTCTTCTTCTTTTGCTTTCTTTTCTTTTGCTAATTCTTCAGGACTTTTCTTTATTTGTGTTATTTTCGCTTGTTCTTTTGGTCGTTTTTCTGCCTTTAATTCTGCTATCTTTCCATTATACAACTTCAAGAAACTTGTTCTATCCATTGATACAATTTTTCCATTTGTATAAACTCTCACAGGGAATTTTAAATCTTCTATAAAAACTAAAGGAGAAGCTGAACATCTACAATTTGGACAGCAACCTGCATGATAATGACCCAATGTATTTTTATAACCTGTTGGGAATAAATCTTCAGGGGCTGGTGGGTCATTCCAAAATATAATCACATCTGACATATGACGATGGCTGTTTCTTGTGCGTCCATCTCCTCTATATCCACCGCTTGCTTTCCATTGATAACAAGGGATATTATTCTTTTGACATTTATAACCTGTTATAGCTATAAGCGTTTTGCTTGTCTCTGTACGTGCTATTGTTTTTACTTGTGATTCAAGCAAATTTGGAATGTCTGCTCTTAATTTATGAGCTACTTCTTTTGAAGTCATTCCTTCTATACTCCATTTACTAATTTTTGGAGTTAAATGCTCTGCTAAAGATACAGGAATTCTTTTAAATAAATTTGCTCTTTCCTCTGCTTGCTTTTGAATAAACTTTTGAAATTCATCATCTTTGTTTAAATGCAAAAATATATTTCTGCTTTTCTCTGCATAAGATGTCTTCATATATTCTTTAAAAGCATATTCATTCCAAACTTTCACTTCATTTACAAAACGAAGTCCGAGCCGTTCGGTAAAGCTATTAAATTCTTTTGTTTGTGTAAGCTGTTTTAATAGGTTAGGAATTTGAAAAGGGGTATTCATATACTTGCCAAACAAGTCAAGAATACCTTTCATAAATCCTCTTAGCTTTTCACGCTGATTTATTTGGATTCGTTCAGAAGGTGTTAGCTCTTTTTTAGAGGACATAGAAAATACCGCCTCCACCTACTGTCTTCATTATGTCGATTAACTGCCTTCCATATTCGGTGTCTTTTAATGTTCCCCAACCGTTATAATCACTAAGGGCTGAGCCTGTATCATAAGAAACAGAAAGGCTTCCTGCAGATTTACTCTGCTTGAAGCCTTTTGTCTCTGTTTTATTAAGGAGTTGTTTTAAGGAATCATCAGCACTGCCTGCCAATCTTAGTTGTAATACTAAATTGTGAGCAACAAATAAACCCATTGAAAACTTCCAATAACCCTTATATCTGTTATAGCCGATAACTCCGTTTGCCATTGTTATCCACTCATTTATTGTGTCATCACTTGCTTTGTTTGTAAAGATAGGAAAAGCACTTAAGAAATCCTGTACTGTATAAGGTGGGTTTTGTGAATTGTCAACTGCTCCTGTTCTTGAACGAAGAGCATTTACTGAAGGCAAATTGCCATAGATTCCATTAAACATTATTACTCCTCTTTCTTTTTCTTCTTAACCAGTTTTTCTTCAATCTGTTTAACAGGCTGACTAAGAATTGAAATTAAATCTGATTTTACAGCTAATTTGAAATAATCATCTTCTGCTATTTCATCTGGTATATCTACACGCTCTTTAAGAGGTAAAACAAAAAGGCTCCCATTTTTCAAACGGAAGCCAAATTTCTGTTTGCTTATTACTCGCATATTAGATACCGTCCTTATAAAGGATTGGCTGGGTATAGTGAGTTCTTACTGAGCCGACTAAGGACATATAAATTGTATCAAAAGAAATATTACCTACATTCCAACCAGTACCTACACGATTTAAAGCAACTGGGATTTGGAAATCAATAAAGCGTGGGTCGTGGTTATAAACAATCATTCTGTCTGTGCCACCTGCTCCAGCTCCAATGCAATGACGAGAGGGATATATTTCAAGATACTGTCCAAGAGTGTTTGCCATATTGTTGTTCTTGATATAATCAAGAACTGAAGCATTTGTAATAACTCCATTTACACTCATTATAGTTCCCTGCAATAATGCAAACTGCTCAGGAGGAATAAGAATGTGATTAGGAACTGCTGAATCATCATATTCTGTTGCAGCCCAAGCTGTTTCAATGGCGTCATTGATATCATTCATTATTTCTTGTGGGGTCTTATCTGCCCATTTTCTCGAAGTATTACCAGCGTTCATTGCTACATTTGTTGCAGTAACATTGGGATTATTTACAAGTCCAAAAATATTTTGGTCGGGAAAACCTTTATATACTGCTTTATCTATGTAACGGTCATAAAGAAGACGAGTACCTTCTTCAAGCATTGATTGAAAATCTCTTCCTGTCATTTGGTTAAATTGTATATCAACATATTTTACTGAAAATGTTGATTGGAAAAGACTTGTTTTTATTGAATCTTTGGAGAGGTTTGCTTGGATTCTTGCGATTTCATTTTGAATACCGCCTTGAAGATTAGCTAAACCACCACTAACTGCATATTCAACATTATAATTAGAAAGCTGTTGAATCCAACCGCCTCCTGTTATAATTTTGATGTCTCTATTATAATTGGTTTTTCCAAGGGGAGAACGAATGATAGGGTCAAGTTTTTCAAGCTCTCCACGAACAAAGGTTAGTCCATTTGATATGGCTTCATCTGTTATCATAGTCATAGCTTTTATACTCCTGTTCTTTCTAAGATTACAAGCTCAGCAACATTGTCGCTGTCTTTGGTTCCACGCCATTTACAGTTTGGAATCAAGAGGTTATTATAAGTTGTTGTTCCATTATTTGTTACTGTGTCTGCTACAGCTTCAATATCTCCTACTTGGGCATCTGGATAATCAGTAGCATTTGCAAGAACTCTTATATATACAGCTCCACCTGGTTGAGGATTTCCTGTTGGACAAACGACAGAAATTGAGCCACGAACTAAAACATCACAAATATCAGTATCATAATATTTGCCAAAGTTTTCATCTGCTACACCTGTTGACTGTTTTACTTTTCTGCAAGCAATTCCCATAAAATCACTTGCAACATTAGTGGCTCCAAAACTTACTACTGTTCCATCGGTTGCTCCGTTGTCTGCATAAAGAACAACAGGAGAACCAAAAGGAATAGGATTAGCATTTGCATGAACTGGTCTTGATTTTATAAGCTCATCTCCATGTCTTGCTATTGTACCAGGGAAACCAAATTTAAAATCTGTTCCTATTGCACTTCCACCCATAGTTTTATCTCCTTTATCTATTTTATCTATTTTCTTGCATTTCTGCGGTATTCTTCAAATTGGTCTGCACAATGATTTATAAATTCATCATTGAGGGTATTTGTTTTTATTTTGGGTCTTGCAAAACCATCATATGCACTTTTTGTTTTCTGTGCTGGTTTTGCATACATCAAATTTTGTCTGATTGAATCAGAAATCAACTTATCCATTTTTGCCCTTAAAGCCTTGTCAGGAACTTTTGCAATTAAAGGCTTTATTGTTTGAACCACCTTACGAAGTGGTGAACAATCGCCTATTGGTTCTTTCGGTTCTTCTTCTTTTGGGGCTTCATCTTTCTTGGATAAATCTTCAGCAGGGACTTCATGTTCTTTAATCTGTTCTGATTCTGTCTCTTGTGCTTTTTCTCTCTCTGCCAACTCTTCATCAAGTTTTTCCATTTCTTCTTTTGGCTTGTTCTGATTTTCGAGGGCTTCTACTCTTGCTATAAGAGTTTTTAATAATGCTCCAATGTCTTCGCCTTCGTCTTTGCAAGTTTCTTTCTTTTCTTCTTCATCTTGCTTGACTTCTTCTTGTTTGACTTCGTCTGCCATTTTATACTCCTTATTTTTAGGGTTTTCATCCCTTATTTTTGCCTTCGCTCCTGCTCTGCCTTCCCATACTACTGCTATATGATTGCAAACTATATTCTTTTGAACTAATTCACCATTTTCAACAACAATATCACAGGCATAACCTGCAGAAACTCCAGTCTTACCGCCTTCAATTTCATCAATTAAATTTTGGTCATATATTATCAAATCTGCTAAGATGAAATCTTTTAAATTTCCTGTTCCCTTCTGAATATTGCTAACAGTGCCTTTTACATACTTTTCTGAATTTTCACTTGTAACGGCTTCTGTTGGATGGTCATTTGTTACAGGTTTTCCCTTAAAACTTAATAAGGTCTTTTCAGAAAAAACTTCTTCAGGTGGTCTAAAGATGTTACAACCGCCATTTTCAATTTTTACTTCAGGAGGAGGAATTTCTTCAAGTTCTTCTACTGCATAAAATTGATAACCAGTTCTTGCAACAGGAACTTCACTGCAAATTAAAAAGCCCTCATTTGCCATTTTTAAGCGGTGAGGGCTTATTTGAGTAGCATAATATAGTTTTGCCATTGCGTTTTCCTCATTTTGTTATTTTTAATCCAATTAATAACTTTCTCATCAACTCTTCCTTGTTTGTAAATGAGTAAGTAAATTTCTTTCCATTATCCAAAACAACAGAGAGCTTGTTATTGCTCATAAATACTTTTACATATTCGTCTTTTGGGGTTAATGTATTTGCTATCACGCTTCCAAGTCTTGAAAATAGATTTTTGCCAGGGCAAACTGTAGCATTTAAGTCTCTGTGTCCTATTACTTGAACATTGCCATATTTCTGTTTCAAGTTGTGAATCAATTCAGACAAACTTTGTAATTGTTTTTCTGTTGGTTGTTCTATTTCAAAATTACCTTCACAGCAAATTCCAAGAGAAACAGAATTATAATTTTCACAGTGAGCTCCAATATATTCTTCAGGTCGTCCTCTGTAAATCGTTCCATCTTTTCTTATATAAAAGTGATAGCCAATACCAGCCCATCCGTTATTGTTTATATGGAAATTATGGATTTGTTCTACAGTCTCTTTTGCTGTGCTTGCTGTATGATGGACGACTATATATTCTAAAACCTTTGAACGAGGAGTTAATGAGCTAAAATTTAGATTAGTTTCTTTTATGTCCATTATGTCTCCACTACCTTTTTTTTATGTTTTTTATGTATCTCAAGTGCTTCCTGAATTTTAATCAAAGTCTCTGAAATATTTTTCAATTGTTGGTTGTAATCATTAATTAAATTTTGAAGTTGTTTTTCACGCTCAGAACTTTGTTTAATAACATAATGAAAAAGGACACAAAACAAGATACAAAAAATGCCATTTGAGATTATCGAATCAATTATCGGCTTTCCGTCCATAGTCTTTTACCTCTTTTCTTGCATTTGCTATATCAAGTTTTATTTCTTCTTTTTCAAATTTCAACTGTTCGATTTCAGCTTTCAATTCTTGTATTTGTTCTTGAAGAGATTTTACAACAGGTTCATATTTTCGAGTTTCTTCTTTTTCTATCTGCTCTTCTGTCTTTTCTGTAATCCATTCACCATTTTGAAAAGAAACTTTGTAGCCATCTTCAAC